CCAACACCGCCTCCTGCCACGCGTAGGTTTCACGTAGGCCAAGCATCATCTTGGGGAAGTTCTTAAGCTGCTGAGCCTCCTCCAATAGCTTGCGCTGCTTCCACGCAGGGATGTGAGAACCCATTCCGAGTGAAGGGGATTTCTTGCGCTTAATTTGCTTGACAGGCATAAAATTTGGTGTGGGACGGGGAGGGGGTATATAGGTAACACCCACCCCCCTCTTGGGGGTCCTGGTCCCCCCGTGGTCTATTTGCCCCCTCCGAAGGCACCGAGTAGGGCACCGCTGACACTAAGTTCCTTCCCACCTTTGCCGGTATGCTCGAGTTGTGCGCGAGCTACGTAGCCTCTCGTTCGCTCCAGTAACCATGCGGAGCCCTGCCAGCCGGGACCGCAGGAACGGACGACGGAAGTGAGGTCATACTCGCCTCTGGTTTTCGCAGCATCGATCTCCTCCTTTCGTTCAGGGTATCGCAGCAAGTACTTGGTGAAGGTTTTATCCGTCATGCCGGCCAGATGGCAAAGCCGCTCAAATGGGATCCCGAGGGAAGCCGCATCGAGTACCCGCGACCAGTCGGATTCCGTGACGGACTTGGGATCCGGCCCATTTTTTTTCACATAACCGGAAGGACGGACAATAGGTTCCTTCCCCTTCCCGCTCTTTCCCGCTTTCCGTTCCTTCACCTGGTCGCTTTCCATCCCGCTTACTTTGCCCCATAAAGTGAACCACTCTGAAATAAATGTGAACCGACGTTGACAAGATGCGTCTCCTTTGGCTTAATCCCTCCACGCTCTCCGATATGGGGGCATTCCTACACCATGAAAACACGCTCAAAACTCCTCCGCGCTCTAGGATTCCTAGCGCTTCACCTCCTCCTCCTCCCGGTAATCTGGCTCCTTGCCGATGCTTTGATCGGAGGTTCCCGATGAACGGATTCATCCTTCATGAAGACTCTCAAAGGGTCATTATCGCGACGGGCTTTGAATCCCCTTCCGACAACCGGAAGACTGGCGATATGATCCAAGTGTGGATCCTAGTCCGTTCCATGGACCCCGTCCGTGCAATCAAGGAAGGTTTGGATCGCCTGATTTGTGGCAATTGCGTGCACCGGGGCAACGGCGACGGCTCCGGTCGTTCCTGCTACGTCAACGTAGGCCAAGCTCCACTGGGGATCTGGCGGGCGTGGCAAGCGGGCAATTATCCCTTACTGCGCAGCCTCGAGGTTTTCACCGGGCGCCGGGTCCGTTTCGGAGCCTACGGAGACCCCACACACTTGCCCCTTAGCCTTGCACTGGCCATTGCTGGCGCTTCTTCCGGATGGACAGGTTACACCCATCAATGGCGCAAGCCTAGCTTGCAAGGGTGGCGTTCCCTTTTGATGGCCTCCGTTGACAGCGTGGCTGAACTTGTGATCGCCCGTTCCCTTGGCTGGTCAACCTTTCGCGTCGGCTCCGAAGCTTCGGTGGGCGAGTCGCTTTGCGCATCCGAAAGAGTCGGCACCCCTTGCGCTGAGTGCCTGCTATGCGCGGGATCCCGTAATGGTCTCGAGTCCGTCCATATTCCCCCCCATGGAACCGGAGCCACGCATTTCAAGGAAGGAGTGACCAAGTGAAATTCCTTTCCCCCCCTGTCAATTCGCTCGAGGCAGTTTTCCCCGGAAAGGGAAAGCGGGCGAAGGAGATCTTCCGGATGAGCCGTCGTGAGCTCGAGCAATTGCCCGCGGGCGCTGCACGGGTTCGGGAATGCTACAACCCGCCATCAACCCGTGACCTCCGGATGGAATGCCTTAACGAATTGCTCGAGACCCATGGGGTTGAGGCTTTCGAGACCGAAAAGGGTTGGTGCTATTACCTGAACGTAGGTGACCCATACGTAACGACGGTTTTGAAGTTCAACGGGCACTATCGTCTCTGCTGTTGGGGAGACATTGCCGAAAGGTACGCGGTATGAGCGACCTATTCCGCGCCTTGGGCTACTTGCTGCTTGGCGCTTTCTTCGTCGCCCTTATGGTTCTCTCAGCCCTAGCCGGGAACGGTTGACGAGTAGGCCAATCATTCCCCCGCATCCCCTAGGTTCCCCCTAGGGGCTTTTTGTTGCCCGGATCCGGCGTCCACTCGGTTCCCTTCCTTCCTTCCTTTCCGCCCGCCCCCCATCGGACATTCAATGTCTGACGGCTTCGATTTAACACAAGCGCCCGTCCCTTATGTCACAAGCGCCCGCATCCACTCTTCTGATTTATCACTATTCCCCAATCCTCCATAAGCCATACGGAATTCGGAATTCGGAAATTAGAAATGCTAATGCCCCGATACCTCATCATGGAGCGGGATCGAGTTGGCCAATCATCCGTGGGTGTGAATGGAGCGGCAGAATGGAGCGGTTTCGGCCCTTCCGTTTCCAGCCCCGCGGACCCCGCTTTCGCAATTTGATGCGGAAGCCCCCCCTCCGACGCCTCCTAGACCCCTTTCCGCTCCAGCGCTGGGCATCCACATCCATCCATCGGACCCAGCATTCCCGCCCCCCCTGCTCCCATCCTCCGGATCCCCGGATCCCTGCTTCCAAGTTTCGCAATCCGGAATCGGGGGTTCTCAAAAATTGCCGCCGAGCGCGGGGCGTCTTAAAACGCCCCCGCAGCGTCTCGGCGATGCTATTTTTGACTCCCTTTTAAGGGAGTAGTAAGACTCCCTTTTAGGGGAGATAGCGGGGGGGGTGGATAAGGTTCTGGTGCCACGATTACGGTTTACTTCTGCTTCCTTGACATGCGTCCTGATGGAAGCTACCTTGGTTCCACCATGAGTTATCTAGAGAACGGTTCCACCCTCCGCGCCATGTTCCGCCTGATGCCGCCGATGAGGCACGACATCGACCAGAGCCGATCCGAGGTTCTGGCCTACATAATGGACAACCTCCGATGCGATCTGGGGAAGTCGATCCGCTCGTTCAATTCGATGCGGAACATAAAGAGCGGTGTATTGATATACGATCGCATCCATCGCCAGTGGCGTGGTTGTGATTGGGTTCCCGCCGAGGAGGTTGATAAGGTATCAATGCTATTGGCAATGATCACTGAGATGAAGCGTGATATATCCTCGCTGAGGTCTGAGGACCGCAAGCTGAGGCATATGATCAGTACGATGCGCCGGCGGAAGGGTTCGAGGGATGTGGCCGACGATGAGCCCGAGGCCGATGATCCCCAACAGCAACAAGCCGCTCCCCCCGAAGAGAAAGCGGCTGATGGAGAGGACTGGTTTAAGGCTATGCGCGACGCCTTGGCTGAGGGCGATAAGGCTTCTCCTTCTTCAGCTCCGCTCCCGTGAACGCTAGGGGGTTGGACTCTTCCCACTGGATGCCGGTGGCTGAGTGTTGAAGATTGAGAATGGGAGACGGGAGTCCAATCCTCCCTCCCCGCTTGCAGAAGGCTAGCTGGAAGCGTCGAGGCTTTGATTGGCCTACCTCATGGAGAACGGCTATCTCACGCGCCCAGTTGGCGAGTTCGGAGGAGCCGAAGCCTGAGTGGGCCAGTTCCATTGTGGTGAGTGGTTCGCCGCCATCCTTGCGTTGGGGCTTTGCTACATGGTGCATCCAGACCCAAGCGACCTTGGTCTCGTGGAGGATGGGTTGGAGTTTGTTGCGAAGGAATATCGACACCTCGGACTGATCGCTGAGGTCGCCTCCGAAGTAACTGAACAAAGGATCGGCCACGATGAGATCGATCTTGGAGCGGTGGATGAAGCGGCGGGCGTAGGCGAGGAACTGGTCACCGGTACGAACGGTCTCGGTCCTGAACTCCAGATTTTTCTGAAGCTGGTTCATCTGATCGAGACTGAATCTCTTATGCACCACCCCGCGGAATGCTTCGGCGAGGTCACCTTTGTCGTTCTCGGCCTGGATGACCCCAATCTTCAATGGCTTCACCGGCTTTATCCCGAAGAAGTCGAGGCCGAGGCACCAGCGGATGACGATCTGCATCATCAGGCTGGACTTCCCGATCCCGGTACCACCGCTGACGATCATGGAGGAGCCGCGGGTGATCCATCGATTGCCGATCAGGTTGTCCGGATCGTTGTCCGGATCAAAGTCCATGAGGTCTTTGATGGTGACGACGGTGGCCTTGTCATCATCGGTCTCCCGATCGGTGAGCCAATCTTCCCATGATCGAGCGCCGAGGTTGATGTCCAACAGCTTCTGCTTCTCTTCGCCCCGCCAGGAGCCGGGGAGCCGGG